GAAGAAGACACTTGATGAGCAGATGTTGTCAGTATGGCGTCTTGTTTTTGGCATCAGACAATATGTGGATTATTATACCCCTGCAGGTTATGGTCTGTCTGGTACACCTTTGAATCAAGCAATTGCTTGTCTCTATGAAATGATCCCTCAGTTCAAGGAAAAGCACAATCTTCAAAAGGTTCAGGTTGTGATTCTCACTGATGGTGAGGCAAATGTTCTTCCTGTCTGTCGTGAGCGTGGCAACCTGAGTGACAGTGAAAAAGGTTTGTATGCTGCTTATCCAACTGCTATCAACAGTTATCTGCGCAGTAGGAAGAATGGTCATCTTTATCAACTGAAGTATGAATACACAGCATTCACTGATATTCTCCTTGAAGACCTGAAGAGAACTTTTCCTGAAACCAACTTCATTGGATTCAGGTTGGTAGATAATCGTTCTATTCGTAACTTTATCTCCAAGTATGAGAATGTTGATGACAAGAAAGTTCGTTCTATCAAGAAAGATAAGTTCTATGCAATCAAGAACTCTGGATACTCTTCTTATTTTGCAATGACCACTAACTCACTCAGTACTGATACAGATTTTGATGTTGATGAAGGTGCTACTAAGGCACAGATTAAGAGTGCTTTTGCGAAGAATCTTAAAGCAAAGGCACTAAATAAAAAAGTTCTGAGTCAGTTTATGGATCTGGTCTGCTGACCAATTGGCAAACTGGACCAAGGGGGGTCCAAACTTCCCCCCATATGCATTATGATTACTCTATTGAAACAAACCACTGATGGCACTCTCAACTGACTACATTATCTCTTCTCTTCAAGCACTTTATGGTGACAAAGTAACTGCAGGTGATCTTCGTGCTTGGTGTGCATTGAATGGTACTACATATCAAACTGTTACTAAAAAAATTGATGATTATAAGACTGGTCGTGGTAAATGGAACCTTACTGCTCAAGAGCAACTAGAACAAACTTATCAGGCACCTGCTGTCACTCCTCCTCTGGAACAAAACCTTATTCCCCAAAAAGATGATACCTTCGTCCCTTTTGGTAACTTCAGTGATATCAAAAAGATTCTTAAGTCCAATATTTTCTATCCAACGTTCATTACTGGACTTTCTGGCAATGGCAAAACGTTCTGTGTTGAACAAGCCTGTGCTCAACTCAAGAAAGAGCTGATCCGTGTCAACATCACCATTGAGACTGATGAAGATGATCTTATTGGTGGTTTTCGTCTTATTAATGGTGAAACTGTTTGGCACAATGGTCCTGTCATTGAAGCTCTTGAGAGGGGAGCTGTGTTGCTTCTAGATGAAGTTGATCTGGCATCTAACAAGATTCTCTGTTTGCAATCTATTCTTGAAGGCAAAGGATTGTTCCTCAAAAAGATTGGTAAGTATATTCAACCTACTCCAGGATTTACCATTATTGCCACTGCTAATACTAAGGGTAAGGGTTCTGATGATGGGCGTTTCATTGGCACTAATGTTCTGAATGAAGCATTCCTTGAGCGCTTCTGTGTTACCTTTGAGCAATCTTATCCTTCACCTGCCACTGAGCAAAGAATTCTCTCTGGAATCTGTGATGACCAGGCATTCTGTAAGCACCTGGTTGACTGGGCAGACATTATTCGCAAGACCTTCTATGATGGTGGAATTGAAGAGATCATTAGCACTCGTCGCCTTGTTCATATTGTGAATGCTTACAGTATCTTTTCTGATAAGGCAAAAGCAATTCAAGTTTGTATCAATCGTTTTGATGAAGAAACCAAGGCATCTTTCTTGGAACTCTATGATAAAGTTGATGAAGATTTTCAACTAGACATTGAGTCAACTGATGTTGTCAACAATCAACCTTTCTGATATAATATTGGAGGATTATTATGACTAACACTATGTCTATGAGTGAAGGGACCAATAAAGACTGGAATGATTTTTGGGATGGAATTGGTGGTGATCACATCATCTATGGTGGTGAAGGAACTGACACCATCAGTTTTGGTGCAGCACAGGAAGTTCCCTATTCTAATTTCATTCCTGGACTAGGGGGAGAAGATACTATTTCTTTTGATTTGAATATGGATAAGATTAAATCTACCAAGTACAAGTATAGTGAGGATGCAATCCTCAATGAACTTAAAGATTACATTACTGGTACATACAATCAGCATTATTCTGCTGGTGATGACAAGATTCAGACACTGGACCTGATTGAAGCTTGTGGTGATGGTGAAGCATTCTGCAGATCCAACATTCTCAAGTATGCCTCTCGCTATGATAAGAAAGGCACTGCAAGACGTGACATTCTGAAGATTCTGCACTATGCTGTACTTCTGATGCACTTCAATGACAAGAACGCACAACGTGAAACCTATCCTCAATGAATATGAAACTTTCTGAAACTACTGTAAATCTCCTTAAAAACTTCTCTTCTATCAACCAGTCTATTCTTTTTAAGGAGGGTAGCAAACTCAGGTCAATCTCTGTAATGAAGAATATTTTGGTTGAAGCAAATGTCTCTGAAGATTTCCCCAAGGACTTTGGTATCTATGACTTAAATCAATTTCTTAATGGACTTTCTCTGCATCAGAGTGCAGACTTGGATTTTAGTAATGATCAGTATGTGGTCATCAAAGAAGGAAAAATGCGTTCTAAGTATTTCTTTGCAGATCCTACTGTGATTGTTGCTCCTCCAGAGAAGGATATCTCACTGCCTACTGAGGATGTTTGTTTTGTCCTGACCAGTCAGCAACTGGAGAAACTGAAAAAGGCAGCATCTGTCTATCAACTTCCTGACATCTCTGCTATTGGTGAGAATGGTGTAGTCAAGTTGGTTGCACGTGATAAGAAGAATGATACTTCTAATGACTTTTCCATCATTGTTGGTGAAACTGACTCTGAGTTTGTTTTCAACTTCAAAGAAGAGAATCTGAAGATTGTTCCTGGCACTTATGATGTAGTTGTGTCTTCAAAACTTCTTTCTCGCTTTACCAATCAGAACATTGATGTAACTTACTTCATTGCTCTGGAACCTGATTCTACTTTTGGTTGATGAGGGATTGGTATTCTATCTTTAATGCACTTCCAGACTCTGAAAAGGATAAAATTGCTATCCTCAGAGTCATGGAGTGTACTAATGGTGTGATTCAGCACGCATTTAGGGACAAATCTGATTTTGCACTCTCTATTGATGAAACAAGGGAAGCAATGAAGTTTAGTATGTCCTGCATGAAGAATCTGGAAATTCCTCTCAAGGAGGAAACAATTACCTTTGAAGCTGAGACGCAAGAGTTGATGCGTGAAGCAAGGAGACTCTATGTAAGTGGTGTCAAACAAGGTAATACTGAAGACTTTGAGGAATTTATGGAAATCTCAAAGGCAACAGCAAAAGTCTGTGGTATCATAAGGTTGGTGAAAGCAAGACAAATCCTTGAGGATAATGTTGATTCTATCCCACCTAAAACATTACAATGGGGTGTAGCATACTTATGTCAGTTTCTGGAACAGTAAGACCAATTGATGTTCCAATGAGGATAGTGGGCAGTGCTCTTGTGATCACTGCCTATTTTGTTGTCCTCCATGTGAATGTGACTCTTGGTGTGATGTTGCATTTTATTGCTGATCTCATTTCAGTTCCTTACTTCATCAGAACAAAGTCTTGGGATGTGGTTATAATGTTGTCATTCCTATTGATGATTTCTTTGTCAAAATTGCTATGAATATTTTTGTGACTTCTCCCAGTCCATGGGAATCTGCCAAGGTGCTACCAGACAAACACATTGTCAAGATGCCACTAGAGACCTGTCAGATGCTCTCTATTGTGTGCTCAGAGAAGTGGGGGCATGGATTTGGAACTATCCCTAAAGCAGATGGAGAACCCTACAAGACCACCTCAGGTGCCTTCAGAAACCATCCTTGCACCATCTGGGCAAACTCCTTTGTGAACAACTGGCAGTGGTTGCTCGCTCATGGACTTGCTCTCTGTGAAGAATACACAGAAAGGTATGGTAAAATTCATACCTGCCATAACAGTCTGTTAGCAGCAAAGGAGATTCTTCCCACAGCAGATCCACAAGGTCGCAGTGGTAAGGGTCCAACTCCTTTCATATTTGCAGGACCTGATGAGTTCAAGTATGATGATACTGTAGATATCTACACAAAATACAAGATGTATATTGCATCTAAACCTTGGGTAAAGGATAACTACCTTCGCCTTCCTGATCGTAAACCTGACTGGATTTGATTTATGAGTCGTAATGAGTTTATTTGGGTAGAGAAATATCGCCCAAAGACAATTGAAGATTGTATCCTTCCAGAGGGTACAAAGAAAACATTTCAAGATTTCCTGGAGAGGGGAGAGGT